CAGCATCTGCAACAATTGCATCAGGTTGAGCAGATATAGCTATGTTAAGTAACTCATGAGTGTAACCACTCTTACACCATCTCTCTGAGTTTAGACGTTTAGATATTGCTTTGTAAATACCTTTACGAAGTGCCCCAGTCTTTGATGTTAGTTTAACGGGATTGGATTTGTAATACATAGCATCTATTACAGCATGCTCACCATCCCAACTGTTACGAATCTTAACTAAGCCAGCAGCTGCTGCTATAGTTGAATTGTAATCACGATACCATCCAGTATGACTAACTGAGAATATCTGATACCATTCTTCATTGATAATTGCCATATCTCTTGTAAGAGTTATAGCACTACCTTTGATATAATACTTCTTAAGTGTTACTTCTGTTCCATAACTATTGTAGCCCTCTACAATCTCCATCTTAAAGTCTGGATGTAGATTAGGGATTTCATAATTATAGTTCCTAAATTGACTTTGGGTAAACGGTCTCATTTACGGTCTCCTTGGTTGATAAACTCGATACTAACTGTATCAAGGTCTTACGGTCTATACTGCTACTACTTTTAGGAAGTCTATTAAACTTCTTAAAATACAAGTGACAATACATTTCATTTAATGTATCAGTCGAATATTTAGAGATTATCATAATAGTCTCGAGTTCCTGTTAAGATTGAGTGTTGTCCATTTCTATCTGTTAGGACTACATAGCACACATTTGATGATAAGTCAACAGATACTAGAATAATTAATACACTTACTAAACCTAATAGTAATTTCACAATAGGATCCTTTATTAAATATAATTTGATTCGCCCCCTGTATGACCGTCTCTCCCCGCCCTTGACCTACCCGAACCGTAGGTGAGGGCTATAGAGAGAGCGTAAGCGAACGAAAGGGACGAGCGAATGCATATGAGCGAGTGGCATTTTTTAGCAACTTTACAATAATTGAGAGACAAATAAAAAACCCACCGATGTTTTGGTGGGCTTATATGCTACACTTACTTAGTCTTGCGGTGCTACCATACCTTGTTGCGGACGACAAGTCCAACGAGCGAAGGCTAGAATCTCAGGGTCAATGTAACCTGCTTTACCTGCCATTAGACTTGCTTTAGCACGGTCTAGCATACCTACTGCTGACTGGTGGATAATGTATAGAGGGTCAATCTTTAACTCTGCGATTGCTTCCTCTAAATCTTGCAATGTGCATTCTTTGTCATACACACCGCTAATCTCTGCCATAGCATTTGCTACCAACTCATCAACTTCTGATGATACATCTTTCAAAGGGATATCAGTCTTGATACCTAGAGCTTTAGCTTGGTCTTGACGCTGAGTGTTAACTCGACCTGCCTTGTAGTTTTGGAAGTTACGAACATAACTCTCAAGTGTTGGAATGTTATACCAAGCGAACGGATTGATTGGTGCACCTGTTCGTGTATCGTAATCCTCAAACTCAGCTAGATTTGTTAGACGATTAGTCAAGTAGGTGAATGCATCTACCAATGTGCCAAGGTCAGCAGCTTGTGGTTTTGGTGCGTCATCAGGTGTGAAAGCAACCTCACCACCTTCAATGATTTGTTCTTTTGTTAAACCGTAACCATTAGTTACAGGGTGACGAGCAATAGCACCACCGATGTGCCATAACAAGTTACGAGCACCTAGATGTTGTAATGTTTCACCTTTCTCACCTGCTATAATTGTTTGAAATGTGAAGTTAGATTGTGTAAGTGTAGCTTGTGTCATGATTGTATTTCCTTTATATAAGTTTAAGTAATGTGAGGTAGTAACCGCTACCTCGTTCGGTTGTTAATTCTTTAAAGTTTATAATTGAAACCATTAAGTTTAGAATGTTTAGTATGTTTGTGATTAGCTATAAGTGTAACACATAAATCAGCTACACCAAATACCATACACAAAGTCCAGATAAAAGTTATTAATAATATTAAGTTTTCCATAATAGATACTCCATATAAAGATTAAGATAATAAATGAGAGGGTTATGTTATCCTCTGATTGCGTCATCGACAGAGTTAACCTTATAGGTTGTCAATGATTCGTTGAAAGAATTTCATTGGTCTTAGTTGTCACACTCAAACACAATCTATAACTGTAATCATGCAGATAGGGCAATGAAATTGTTTCATAAGAACAGCGTGAGCTGCGGTTTTCTTTGTTGTTGTCCGACAAAGAAAATCACGAAGTGAAGTCATTGATAATCTATAAGTTAATAGCTGTATAATCCGCTATCAAAGGATAGCGTAATCCTCTCTCTTCACCGTAGGTTCATCAGGGTAGCGACAGCGACCGTCATGCCATACTCTAATGAGCGAGGGACTCGAGCGAAACGTGCACTACCAAGCACGACAGGATGTCGTATAACGAGCGTAAGCGAGTGATAAGAAAGCGTTAGACTCAACTAGATTTTGAACTTTGATTTTGAATTTAGTGCGTGCTAAAACGCACACTTAAAATACTATAATAATCAATAACATATATTATAATATGTAATAGCTACAAAGTATTATGTAACACATGTAAGAACTACATATAATGTAACCTATAGTGCACCACATCATCCATATCCATCTGCTAAAATAAATTAGACAATAAAGATTACACATAAAGATACTAAGAGAGTTAGAGATAGAGTATGAGTATACTACATAGATACTACATCGTATACTACACATAGGTCAAACACTTCTGTCTTTAACTTACCGAAGGTAAGACAGAGTGCTACATAGAACTAGATAGGGGGGGGGTGTCATGTGTGTTAACAAGAGAATTTATGATGTACCTACTTAGACACAACAAAGGCTAAATTGGACTATCTCAAAGAGAAGGGGTTCTAACAAACAAAGGAGGGCGTTTAAGAGACTATATAGATCTGAGACATTACTCAAAGTATCTCTTAATCTAAATACTAGATTTTAGTTTGTGTTTTACTTTGTGTTTACTATATAGTACTATTATACCATATTTTTAATCTAAAGTCAATATCCTTTCTCTTAAATAAAATAAATATTCTTTCTTCTTTAAGTTTTACTTGACTTTTAGATTCTTCTATGTTATAATGATTACATAGTTAGTTAGAATTTAACTACTACTAATATTTAATTCCTCTTATTCTTAAAGAAAAAGGATGTATCTTATGGGTATATTTAAAAACGTAGCAAAGGCTGTAGGCAAAGCGGCAGGTAAAGTAGCAGGAAAAGCTGGTATGGGTTCTCGTCTAGTTCCGAAAGAAGTCACTAATAAAGTTGGTAAGATTAATCCTAACTTGGTTGGTAAACCGAAACCAATGGGTGTTGGTAAAGGTGGTCCTGTAGGTAGCGGTAATCCTAAAGCAGTTCTTCCTAACGTTAAACGTACTCTAAAGAAGTAAGATAACCAGTATGCCTTTTACCACAAACGGTAAACGAGATTATAAAAAAGAGTTAGACTGGGAACACGAACAAAGTAAGAAGCGTGTTAAAGACCGTGCTGCTCGTAATAAAGCTCGTAAAGACTCTGGACTTAAAGTAGGGGACCCCAGACAAGCGGATCACAAGAAGCCGTTAGACTCTGGGGGTTCTACTAAGAAGTCTAATGTACGAGTCATCTCGGCTAAAGCGAATGCAGCAAAGGAAGTAAAACGCAAGAGGTCTAAACCTGGTAATAATTGATTACCAATCTCGGGAACAACTAAATGGAAGACGTAAAAGATACGGCAAAGGCTACCAAGCCTCGTAGAAAGGGTAGGAGAAGTAGAGAGGAGACTAACAAGATTAGAGCTGCTCTTGGATTAACCGTTAAGGTTGCTCCTCCTAAAAGGGACTACACTCCACCTGCTATTCTACCAGAGAAAACTAAGGCTAAGTCGCAAGAGATTCTTGCTGCTATGCTCACAGGTAAGAGTACTCTTGTAGTAAAGAAAGTAATGGACAAAGCTTTAGATGACAACGACTCTGATCAGATGGCTTGTCTCAAACTGCTTATAGATCGCATGATCCCTACATCTTATTTCGAGAAAGAGAATAAGGGTAACAAGGGGATTACTATTCAGATCATGGGTGTAGGTGAAGTAGGCATAAAAGAAAACGAAGACCCGATTGAAGCAGAGTATACAGAGGAAGAGATAGAAAATGGATGAGAGTAATAAATTCACTCAGTATGGTCTAGTTCCCTCTGGACCTATAAATCTTTCTAAGAAGTTAGGTAATATGTCTCTTTCTCTTTTAGGAGACCTAGCTTCTAGAGTCCTACAGGGAGATGTATCCTATGAAGGACAGTATGGTTCAGTAGGGGCTTCTAAACAACTAGGTGGACCTACCAATGTTAGAGGTTCTTACTATACACCTGAGGGTGAGTTATCTGCTTCTGGTACTACAGCTGGTGTAAACAATATAAACTATGCAACTGGTCCCTATAATATGGGAACTGATACTAAAGGTAATTACTATGGTAGTTATCAAGGAGATGGGTTCCAGGTGAATGCTACTGATAGGTCTTTAGATACTTCTTTTCAAATACCAATGGTAGATAGAAGTAATAGTATGGATGCTGGGTTTGGTTATGATGCTAACACTAAGACTCCTGAAGTCTATGGTCAATTTCACAAACAACTATCTGACAATGGCTTTGTAGATGCATCAGGTAGACTAACACCCAAAGGATATGACCTTATGATTAAAGGTGGATTCTCCTTCTAATCTATGGCAAATCTACAGGTAAAGCTTCACGATAAACAGTTAGAGATATTCAACGATCCACATAGGTTCAAAGTAGTTGCAGCAGGACGACGCTTTGGTAAGTCTCGTCTAGCAGCTTGGACCTTGATCATTGAGGCACTAAAGAGTACTGAGAAGGATGTGTTCTACGTAGCACCTACTTATCAGCAAGCAAGGGATATTCTCTGGTCTCTTCTAAAAGAGATAGCACGAGATGTGACAGCATCTGCCCACGAGAATACCTCAGTGTTGACTCTTATTAATGGACGTAAGATTTACCTTAAGGGTTCTGATAGACCAGATACTCTTCGGGGTGTTGGTCTAGCATACGTTGTAATCGATGAGTATGCTGACATGAAACCTCAGGTATTCGAACAGATCTTGAGACCAGCGTTAGCAGACGTTAGGGGTGGTGCTCTATTTATTGGGACACCTAAAGGGCGTAATCACTTCTACGAGTTATTTAAATACTCTGAGGGAGAGAAGGATAAGGATTGGAAGTCGTTTCACTACACTTCTTATGATAATCCTCTTCTTCCAAAGGATGAGATTGAAGCCGCTAAGTTATCTATGTCTAGCTTTGCGTTTAGACAAGAGTTCTTAGCTTCCTTTGAAGCAGCAAGTCGTGATTTATTTAAAGAAGATTGGATAAAAATAGATGAAGAAGAACCTAGTGAAGGTCGTTATTTCGTTGCAGTTGACTTGGCTGGCTTTATCAATGTGGATAGAGAGTCAGGTAATAAAAATAAAAAGCTTGATGAAACGGCTATAGCTGTTGTCAAGGTCCACGATGGTGGTTGGTGGATCGCAGATGTATTACATGGTAGATGGGATATTAAAGAGACTTGTTCTCAGATAATGTCTGCAGTTGTTAAGTACGAACCCGTAGCAGTTGGTATTGAAAAAGGGAGTCTAAAGAATGCAGCATTACCTTACCTTACTGACCTTATGCGTAGGCACAATCACTACTTTAGGATTGATGACGTTACTCATGGTAATCAAAAGAAAACAGATCGAATCGTCTGGGCTCTCCAAGGTCGCTTTGAGCACGGAAAAGTCTCGTTAAACTATGGTTCGTGGAACAATGAGTTTATTGATCAGTTAGTCAACTTCCCTAACTCACAGTTACACGATGACTTAATAGATGCGGTAGCATACATAGATCAGATACAGATAGTAGAGTATTTCCAAGATTATGATGGTGAAGAGCAATATGAACCTCTCGATATGGTTAGTGGATTTTAAAAAAGGGAATTGTTAAATGAGTTCTAATAAACTAGTAGATTGGATAAATGATAGCGTTACTGAGTGGCGAGATCACAGGGATAATAATTATCTATCTGATTGGAAAGAGTATGAACGTTTATGGCGAGGCATTTGGGCTTCTGAAGATAAACTACGTGAATCAGAGCGTAGTCGTATTACTTCTCCTGCTCTACAACAAGCTATTGAGAACCACACTGCTGAGATAGAAGAAGCTGTCTTTGGTCAAGGGGACTATCTATTTGACATTGAAGATGACATGGAGGATACAGATCCTTCAGATGTAGAATACATGAAACGCTACATGAAAGAGTGTTTCAAGAAGAATAAGATTCGTAAGGCAGTAGGAGATATTATCCTTCTAGCTTCTATCTACGGCACAGGTATTGGTGAGATTGCTGTTAAAAAAACACTAGAACTAGTTCCAGCTACTCGCCCTATTGAAGGTTTAGATATTTCTACTATTGGTGTAGAAGAGGTAGAAAAAGTACGAGTAACTCTTCGTCCTATCAGTCCTCAGAACTTCCTTATAGATCCTAATGCTACTTCTATTGAAGAAGCTATGGGTGTAGCTATTGAAGAATTTGTCTCAGCACATACTGTAGCTCAAGCAATTCGTATGGGTATTTATGCTGATGTTAAAGACATCTCAGATGACGCTACTCCAGATAGAGACCTTGAAGCTAGTTTTATAGATGATGAATACAACGATGATAAGATTAGGATCTTACGTTATTATGGTCTTGTTCCTAAGAAACTTCTAGAAGCTGCTTTAAATGATGATGACTCTGCTATTGTAGATCTCTTTGAAAAAGAAGAAGAAGATCAAGGCGAAATCAGTGATCTAATGGAAGAGTATGGAGATCTTGTAGAAGCTATTGTAGTTATTGCAAATGAAGAGACCCTTCTTAAAGCAGAGAAATCTCCTTATATGATGCAAGATCGTCCTGTAGTTGCTTATCAAGATGATACTATCCCTAATCGTTTCTGGGGTCGTGGCGTTGCAGAGAAGGGCTACAACATGCAGAAAGCTATTGATGCACAGTTGCGTAGTCACTTAGATAGTTTAGCCCTTACAACAGTGCCTATGATGGCTATGGACGCTACTCGTATGCCTAGAGGTAGTAAGTTTGAGGTACGTCCAGGTAAATCTATTCTTACTAATGGTAATCCTGCTGAAATCTTAATGCCATTTAAGTTCGGTAATTTAGATGGTTCTAATATAGAGACAGCTCGTGCCTTTGAACAGATGCTTTTACAGGCTACAGGTACTATGGATACTGCAGCAATGCAGACTCAACCAGAAGGTGCTAACATATCTCTAGCTCTTTCTTCTATTATTAAGAAAAATAAACGTACCTTGGTTAACTTCCAAGATAGTTTCCTTATTCCTTTTGTAGAGAAGGCAGCCTGGAGGTTTATGCAGTTTGATCCTGAGCACTTTAAGACACAAGACTGGAAATTTATCCCTAGTTCTACTCTAGGTATGCTTGCTCGTGAAGTAGAACAACAACAATTCATTAACTTAATGAAAACTCTAGGTCCAGATAGTCCTTTAGTTCCTATCTTAATGCAAGGTGTAATAGAAACCTCTAATTTAGCTAACAAATCAAGCCTATTAGAGCAACTAGCAGCATCTATGGAGCCTGATCCACAGGCACAACAAATAGAACTACAGCAACAACAGCTACAAATGGGTCTAGTGGCAGCACAAACTGCAGATCTTAATACTAAAGCAGGCAAACAACAAGCAGAAGCTCAACAAATTGCTGTTGAAACACAACTAGAACCAGAAGTAGTAAAAGCTAAACTAGTTGCAGCTCTATCTACTAACCTAGATGCAGGTCAAGGTGATGATAAAGAGTTTGAACGTCGTGTTAAAGTTGCTGATCTCCTACTAAAAGAGAAAACTCTTAATCTAAAAGCAGTAGATAGTGCACAAAATAGAGAGATTGTCAAGATGCAAATGAATAGTAAAAATAATCCTTGACTTTTAAATAATCTTATGGTATAATCATTATATAAGTAGAGCTATTATAACACATTTTTAGAAAAGGTGCAATAGTTTGGATAGAGAATTGCAAGATTATTACGAAGAACGATTTAGTACTATGTCCTCTAAAGGGTGGAAAGACCTAATAGAGGATGTAGAAAACATGTATGAAGCAACAAATCAGATAAGCAGTACTGATAACTTTGAAGGGTTCCACAAACGTAAGGGTCAATTAGATATCTTACAGTGGATACTATCCTTACAACAAGTATCAGAACAAGCTTATGAGGAGTTACAAAATGCGGATAATGCTTGATTTTAAGTGTACCGTATGTGATCATACAGATGAACGGTACGTAGATAATACAACAGAATACACTGAGTGTTCTATATGTAATAGTAAAGCTACTCGTATGATTAGCACACCTACTATTTCATTAGAAGGGTACTCAGGTAGCTTTCCAGGTGCAGCAGCCGCTTGGGAAAAAAAGCACAGAATGGTTGCTAACACAAGAGATTAACTACGATAGCCAAGTAGTTAGTTCCTTTCCTAAAATGCTTATATGCACAGGAGACTTAATATGGCACAAGTAATAGATGAAGTTTTAATTAATGATCTAGAGACTGACTCAATTGATAGTATTGACAACTCGGAAACTTTGGATACCTCACCAGCTGAATCTGCTGAAGAGGTTGTAGACGATCTACCTGAGAAATACCGTAACAAATCACTAAAAGACATTATTTCAATGCACCAAGAAAGTGAAAAACTAATTGGTAAGCAAGGGAATGAGGTTGGTGAACTACGTCGAACAGTAGATGACTTTATTAAAACTCAAACTTCTAGAAACTTACAGACAGATGTAGAACCAGATCTTAGTGAAGACGACTTTTACACAGATCCAGTACAAGCAACAAAACGAGCAATTGATGAGCATCCAGCAATTCAAGATGCCAAACATCAAGCTAAAGTTATGAGACAAGCAGCAGTAGAAAGTCAGATTGCTTCTAAGTTTCCTAACTACCAAGAGATTGGTGCTAGTGAAGAGTTTGCTAATTGGGTTAAAGGGTCTAAAGTACGATTAGAATTATACAACAAAGCTCAGAATGGTTATGATTTTGACTCTGCTGATGAACTCTTATCTACTTGGATTGAACGTCAAGAATATACTAAGAAAATAACTGAGACATCTAAGTTAGACCGAGAACAACAACTTAAATCGGCTGACGTAGGTACTTCAGGTGCTACTGAATCTACATCAAAAAAGAAATATCGTCGAAGCGATATTATTAAACTTATGCAAACCGATCCTGATCGATACGATAGTATGGCAAATGAAATTATGATTGCTTATCGAGAGAACAGGGTAATATAAAAACAATTTAGAAAAGGATTTATCATGGCTTTAGGCTCATCCCACGTAACAAACACGACAGCTAATAGTTTCATTCCAGAGATTTGGAGTGATGAGATTATTGCTGCCTATAAAAAATCTCTTGTAGCAGCTAACCTATTTAAGAAAATGTCTTTCACTGGTAAGAAAGGTGATACAATTCATATCCCTTCTCCTACTCGTGGTGTAGCATCTCTTAAACTAGCAGAAACTCAAGTATCTCTACAAGCAGCTACTGAAACAGAAGTACAAGTATTAGTAGACAAACACTACGAGTACTCTCGTTTGATCGAAGATATTACAGAAGTACAAGCTCTATCATCTCTACGTCGTTTCTACACTGAAGATGCTGGTTATGCTTTATCTCGCCAAGTAGATACTGATCTAATCCGTTTAGGTCGTGGCTTCAACGGTGGTAACATTGCTAACTCTGCATACGCTGGTGCTTTATCAGGTGCTGATGGTACAACTGCTTATGTAGCTGGTGCTAACACAGGCTTAGGTGCATTAACTGATGCTGCTATCCGTCGTACAATCCAACGTCTTGATGATAACGATGTACCTATGGAAGGTCGTTTCTTCTTGATTCCTCCATCAGCTCGTAACACATTAATGGGTTTAGCTCGTTACACTGAGCAAGCATTCGTTGGTGAAGTTGGTAATGGTAACACAATCCGTAACGGTGAAATCGGTAACTTGTATGGTATCCCTGTATTTGTCTCTTCAAATGCGGATACTACTTCAGGTTCTACTGCTTGTCGTGTTGCTTTACTAGGTCACAAAGATGCTGCCGTGTTGGTTGAACAACAAGGTGTTCGTTCACAAACTCAATACAAACAAGAATACTTAGGTACTCTATACACTGCTGATACATTGTACGG